AACATCATTACTTCCTAATTTCAAAAAACAATATCCAAATTATAATATATACTATGCAACAAAACCCCAATATTTTGAAATTCTAGACGGAAACCCTTACGTTCACAAATGCATTCCTTACCATGATTCGCTGGCTAATTTGCCAGCAATGGAAGGGCAAGGGGAGTCGCAAGGATATTTTAATATGGTTTTTATACCATTTTTAGGCACTCAAAGAATAATAAACTTCCCACACAATACAGAAGATAAAATACAATTCGAACTATGCACCTTTTAGAGCAATACGCACTTTCTTGCGGAATAAAAATTGATAAACCGTTTATAGAAACCTCTTACTACCCAACTGAAAGCGATAAATACATAACATTGCACACAAGTAATAGGATACAATCCAAAACGTATGACTACTATAATGATGTACTTGATTTAATGCACCCATTTTTGAAAAAAGAAGGAATTGATATAATTCAAATAGGTTCAAGGAATGAAGAAAAAATTAATCACTGCATACATTACCAAGGAAAAACAACAATAAAACAAGCATCTTATTTAATAAAAAATTCTCTATTACATCTTGGTACAGATTCATTCAGTAGCCACGTTGCATCGGGATTCAATAAAAAAATAGTTAGCCTATATTCAGTATTATTCAAAGAATGTTGCAAACCATTCTGGGGAGACAGTAACGACCATGTTTTACTTGAGCCTGATTGGTCAAAATCCAAACCTTCATTCTCGGATCAAGAGTATCCTAAATCGATTAATTCTATAATGCCAGAACAAGTAGCAAAACCTGTACTAGATCTATTGAATATAGCAAATGATTTAAACAGCATAGAAACTTTTCATATAGGAAGCGCATACCACGCAGGCTCTTTAAGTGTTATACCCAATCATGTTATGCCAAAAAGTTTTGCGCCAAATCAACCGGCGAATATTTTAGCCAACGAACATTTTGATGAAGTAAATATAGCTAAATGGGCATACTCTAGGAAAGTAAACATTTTTCTAGACCAACCAATGCAATATAATTACTTACAAGCAATAAGAGATAATGTTCATCAAATAAATTATTATATAAAACCCGATGACAATGAAGACTTTTTTAAATTAGTACAAAAAATGGGAATAAAACTAAAATTAATTTGCGAAGACGAAAACCATATCAACGAAGCAAGATTAAAATTCTTCGATTGGGAAGTTCACTTATCAAAAAAGAAAACAAAAAAAGACATTGACAATTATCAAAAAATATGTGATAATACTCGTTATAAAAGCGCTCAAATTATATCATCGGATAATATGCTTTACGCAAGTAAAAGTGCATGGAAAAATGATATACCCGGCAGGCACAATAAAATTATAGACGAACCTGACTTTTGGGACAACGCAATCAACTTAAAACTTTATAACAAAAAATAAAATGTCAACAAAAACAACCACAGATAATTCAGTAACATACGAATCACAAGTTTCAATCCAAACACCTAAAAAATCAATTCCTGAAAAATATTTAAAAGGTCCAGGACGTTTTTGTAGAAACGAGTACGGTTTATTAAATGAAGTGAGTTATGAATTTGACGAAGATGGCTCCGTCAATTGGAGATCTATGATTAAAGATGAACATTTGTTTCCCAATAAGTCATGGTTTGATCTTCGAAAAAAAGATTTACCACGAACAATTGATGGATTAAAAGACCACCAATTACTTATTAAACTTTCAGGAATCAAAGAACTTGCAAAGCTTAGGGGATTCTCAGATGTATCTTATGAAGTCGTGAAGTGCGAAGAGGACCATGTTGCGGTAATTTGCAGAGTTACGTTTTTACCTAATTACGAAACTGGAAGCAAGGCTGTAACTTTTCAGGATATGGCAAATGCAACCTTAAACAATACAAGTAGCTTTGCGACTAAATTCCTAGAGACTATTGCATGTAATCGCGCATTTGTTCGTTGTGTTAGAAATTTTCTTAATGTTCATATTGTAGGTGATGATGAGATAGATAAATCATCCAACAATAATAATGCTCAAGTTAATATATCAGCAACATTAACACCCTATTCAATGATAGAAAATTTAGCGAAAGATAAATTAAATTGCGGAAATTTCGAAGAGTTTAAAGTAGTTCTTCGTGATTGGTGGTCGTCAGGCAAATATAAAAATGACGAAGTGAAAAACTGGAATGATTACTCTGACATTCCTGCAACACAAGCAAGAATATTAATGAAAGTAATTAACGATTAATTTTACTTTTAATTTCCTCTACATCCCTTTCTAGGGAAGAAATTTTGTCTTGTTGCTCCTTGATTGCTCCAACTAAAAATGGAATAATACCTTCGTATTTAAGGCCAAGATATCCATCAGATCTTTTCATTACTAAATGAGGTGCAACTTCACGAACTTCTTGAGCTATTAGTCCATAATCTTTTCCTACATGATTCTTGGATTTACTGTTCCATTCAAATTCTACACCTCTTAATGATAGAATCTTAGATAGAGGATTTTCGATCTTAAAGATATTATCCTTAAGTAATATATCTGATTGAGTATATTGCGCGATAACATCATTGGTAGCGAAAAGATTATTGCACGTGATATTGCCCGATTCTGATAAAGTTATATTGTTATTAGCTATACTTCCTGTTGAAGAGATTGAACTTACGTTAGAAATAGTTCCTCCTATAATATTCGCATCAGTAATAGTTCCATTACTAATATTTGCGAAATTTATATTAATATGTGCTGAATCTTCTGAGGAGGAACCTAATGTAAATTTATTTTGGCCACCAACTGTTCCTGCCTTAAAGAAATTGGTGTCATAAGTTTGTATATAAGCGTCACCAGTCTCACCTTGTTCTCCTAAAGTAAGAATATCTTTGACTATAGATTGTTCTGTGATTAATAATCCTGTTGCAACATTAGAAAAGCTATTCAGGGCTTGCCAACGACTTGTGTCGACAGAAGGATTAGAATTTTCGGCATTTCCCACGATATCGGTCTTAGCGATATAATAGTCATTACCATAAGATACTACATCTACATTAAGATTATCTCCTACAGCTCCTGTATAAGAAGTCTCAGGTTTCCATTCTCCCCTAAAGATTGGTCCTGAGCCTCTTTCTCCCTTAAGGTCAGACTGTATCACTCTGTTTAGGGTCTGGCGTCTTGTAATAACTGTCGTTTCTTCAGCGTGATTCATTGCTGTGATTGTAAAATCGACGAAGCCCTCGTTACTGGCACTTCCTTCCCAATTTACAATTTCATATGTCACTGCATAATCGTCTTGATCAATAGGATTAACTGTAATTCCAGATGACGGATAACTTCCTACTGTAAATGTATTGGGAGTCAAATTTTGATTAACTTGATATGCTAATCGCGTAGATCCCTGAAAAACAGATATTTTATTTTCTGTGGTGCTAAAGTCAGTGTCCCCATTTATATCTTTAGTTACATTAGAAAACTCTTGAGACATAACTATAGTTATAGAATCAGATCCGTCCTTTAATCCAAAAATAGTATATCTATCTTCTGCGACTTCTGTTAATTTATCGCTATCGCTTGACGGACCATCTTTTGCTTTGCATTTAATTCTTATGGGTAAATTATCATCATCATATGTTGCCGGTATTTTTAAGAAGGGATTTGATGCTCCTGTTGAAAAAGTTATAGTTTTATCACCTTGATCCCCAATTGGAACCCAATCATCATCTATATACCTAAAAAATTTAAGATCTATATTTTCACCGCCATTAAAAAAATTAAAATGCTCAACGCCAACCGTAATATCACTAGTATTGTTTTTCAATACGCCCAATTGATCATATTCTAAAGTCTGAGAATCTGAGACGATCTCAATACCCCTACCCCCGCTTCCTGCTTTAGCTTTTGAGAATGTATATATTTTCTCAAACTCAACAGGAGGAAAGTCGCTGTCATAATCATTACCTCTGTATTTATTATCGAAAACAGGAATCTTAAGGGCAACTGTGTCATCCAAGTCAGGAATATTCAAAAATTCTATTTCTAATACCTTCACTGTTTGTTGATTACCAGAACTATCAGTAACTATCCTTGTTACGTTCTCGCCATAACGTTTATTAATTACAAATTTATCTTTTTCACTATCTGGCACTTCATAATTGTCTTCGTTTTCTTTAAATATTAATTGCTTCGAAGGATTGCTAGTGATCGTACCTACACTATAACCACTACTAGGCTGCGGATTAACATCATATTTTTTGTAGTCATAGTATTCATGACCTCTTCTGAAAATGACCGCTGTTTTACCTTCGTCAAATATTCCTTCTGCAACCTTCCCAAACTCATCAGCAACATATGTATGATTTTCATTATCAAGTAATACCGTATAGGCGTCATTACCAGGTTTACTTCCATAAATCGTAACAAAATCAGTAGCCAAAAGTAAGTCTTTAGGATCATCTGCTTCACTATCAGGATCTATATCTTGATTTTCATGTACCGCAGACGCTTTACAAATAAAAGGAGTCTTATTAAATGTATCCAACTCCTCGTCAAATTTTGATAACACAGCAGTCCCTTCATCTTCATTAATATTCCACTTTTTTATAGAATCCTGATTTGGGTTAACTCTCCAATACGACGTATTAGTGGGAAGTTTATTTGGGTCTTTTTTATGATCCTTTATAACTTCATATATATTATTTCCATACTTTACATTGTAACCATCTGATATAAAGAAACTTGGATCCAAATCGTTATATTCTTTATAATTCAACCTTATTAGATTCTCAGGATTTAAGTTCTGGCCAGTAAAAAAGATAATTTTAGCTTCACTCTCTAATTCATCTATTAAGTCAGTTGTAAGAGATAAAGTATTATTATTAAAGGTGTTTGCACTAGGATCATAATTACCATCGTAATCATAATTATATATTTGATTATTTACGCTTAAATCCATATAAGTTGCTGACTTTCCATCAGCAACGAAATCTACAGCAAGAGATCTTTCCATTGAAGTTCCTTTTCCGGAAACATGAACAACTACAGATCCATATTTAGGCAAAACTCTATCTGGATTTTGAGTGTCATACGAAATCATAGCATTAAATCCAGTGACGTTAAATGTAGCTCTGGCAGTTTTTGCTCGAGTAGTTCCAGCATAGTCAGTAAAATCAGTTGGAGGATTATACCTAAAACCAGATATATCGTAAGCTTCAGGCATAATAGGGTTATTACCCTTACTTCCTTCAAAACCACTATAAGACACAAAATCCACCAGACCATCAGGAGATGATATCCTGAAACGTATATCATCTTGAGTCATTTCACTGTTTTGATAAGTAGCAGTAAATATACAATTATCAGTATTTCTTGCTGGTTCATAAGATCCATCCGATAATTCTAAATACATAAAAGATTTAGGCTCTGCACTTATATCTAAAAACGTAAATTCAGCACCATCAAATTGTTTTATTCTTCCGTAAAGACTTAAGACAGGATTGTCTGAGGTTTCATCAAAAAATAATTTACCATTTTCAGTTTGAAATACGAAAGATCCGTCGCCACTCAAAGCAAACCCTGGATCATTCTTTACGTCATGATTAGTATTTAAACCACTGAAACCAGCGCTTCTAATTTGACCACTAAGAGGATCGCCTCCAAGACCTATTTGAATATCTTGTCCTTGAATTTCCGCAGATCTTATTTTATCTGCGGTTAAATTATGAATCTTTGCGTTAGTGATTGCTGCGTCCTGTATATGAGCGGTCCCTATTGTTGCATTAGCGAAAGCATGCCACATCGGAACAGGTATACCGCCTGCGTTTTTAGCTATAATAAAATCATCAGTCTCGCCTAATAAAGAAGGTTTGGTTTGATCACCTTCTTGTGTTCCTTCTCCTGCAGGATGGTAGGAAGAAGTATTATAACTTCCACTATAAACAATATTCCTTAAAGGATTATTAATGCTATTATCAAAAGCTCCACCTCCCGCTCCAGTAAGATTAAGATCTTCATATAAATCCCCTACATCTATATTATTTTCTTCAGCGTAATCCACTAATTTCACAACCCCTTCGCCTGTAGCGCTAAAATAAACAAAAGGATCTTGAGTATTACCTTCTGTTACAACATAGCCTTCTCCGTTATAATACAGGAAGTGTTGCACCCAAGATATTCCAGCTCCGTTAGATGAAAAAGGATTATTTGGAACTAAAGCTAAAACATTAGGAAATGCATTAGTTATGTCTTGTTCAAAATTAGCTATATCTGTTGTCTTAGCCTGCCCAAGAATTAACTCTAAACCCTCAACATAATCAGAAGTAGAATTCTGTACCCCAGTAAATGGCCCCTTATTACCAGCATAATCAACAGGTCTTACCCAAAAATATCTTTTATCATTTACAGAGCCTTTATGTAAAGTTTGAATTTTTGAAGAATTCGCGTCTATATTAAAAATATTCTCAGCATTAATAATATCCTCTGCAAAATCATAAAATTCTTCTGGAATCTCCCCTACGGTATTTTGAACGCCTTCAATTCTTCTATATCCTGTAGAGTTTTCATAAGATCCCAAATAATTTCCTTCTTGATTAATTTCTAATTTGTCATCTATTGATTGCCAAACTTCATAATAATCAATATCAAGTGGAGCTAAATTTATTACCCCTTCATCATCGATCTGGTAATTAGGCTTTGACCAATTCAAAAAGTAATTTTCAAATGCAGTATCTCCCTCAAAGCCAACGACAGGTCCAGGTATTTCATCTGTGGTAATATTTAGAGCTGGACCAGGATACGCATTAGGACTACTAGAATAATAATTTGAAGGTAAAACCCAAACCAGATCCAACTCTCCTCGATTATCATTGCACCCAAACACCTCTCCACTTCCAAAATCATCAAAAGGCAATATTTTATAATAATACCCAGTAATTTCCTCTTCTACAGGTGGCTTATCGTCTATAATTTGGTTAATATTATTGCCAAAAGTTAAATCTCCAGCGCCCAAAACGCTCTTAACAAAAGGTTCACCTTCTCTTATAAGTTTTCCTTCTGAATCTACTATAGAAAAGTCTTTACCAGTAGATCTATATAATAGAACCTCACTAGTTTTTTCTCCTCTTCCGTTTGCATAATTAAAATTAAACTTTACTTTAGTAACTTGATCTTGAGAGTCAGAGGTAAATCCTTCACTCAATATAACAGGAGGAGGATTATCAGCAATAATTCTTTCTTTGTTAATTATTTCTCCTAAATTATTAATAATACCAAGCTCTAAACCCACGGATCTTTTACCACTTTCCGGCAGATACTTGTCTCCATGTATTTGATTATTTAATTCGCGAGTATATTCAAAATTATAAAAAACTTTAGCGTTATGAATATTTTCAACCAAAGGTCTATTACCCAGATCATCTATATCAGACGAAAGTGTGTCATTTCCTTCTGTAATTCCACTTAAAAATTCATTTGTATGAGGATCAAATAGTGAACCACTAATACCCACAACTCCAGGAACCACCCCGTTCTTAAACATAAATTTATATTGATTTAAATCAACTAAATTACCAGCGCCATCAACAACGTCCCAATTAAAAATTAAATCATCTTCTCTTTCATTAAACCTAATATTATCAAGCTTTATAGATGAAGTAATTTTTTTAAGAACACCATCTTTCTCCAAACCATTTTCGCTTAAATTCACATAATCTTGTATACCATATTCATCAACAGGAGCAAATGAATAATAATAATCAAATCCAAATTTTTGCTGATGAATAAATGAATCCTTTGATCCAACCTTGCCAATAGATTCAAAAAATGGTGGTTCTCCTAAATCGGCCCAAAAATCTGTCGAGGGAGGAGCAGTAGAAAAAGGATTATTTTGATGATTGTTTTTGGCTTCATACACTCTACCGTCTGTATATAATACCCTATCACCTATACCATAAAATACCGATTCTAACTCGGAGTATCTAGGTGCATTTTGCAACGATGTATAATAATCTAAATTTTCCGATACACTCTTATCGCTATAAAGTTCAACACCTTGCTGTATATAAAAACCCTGGCAATTTAAATTCATAAAATCGGTGTCATTACAAAAATAAGATGCATTAAATTCTGCGCCCCGCATATTATATGTAAAGTTACCAATAACAGAAGGATAGTTTATTCCAGTAAGGACACCTGTTGTTGTTCTATCAAACTTGTCATGAGCTACAATTTCTATAGCTAGAGTTCTATCGATATTTAATTCATCAAAAAAAGGTTCCTCTAAACTTAAAGAAAATTCCCTATAATTATCCAAGGCCCCTAGCACGTCGTCAGATAAAAGATGGTATTTTAAATACTCAGAAGAGGCTAATGTAGCATCATCTATAGCTTCTCCATTTTCTCCCGTTCTAAAAGATAAAGAAAATTTAGAAAAGAAAGAATCACCAAGAAGTTCATTAGACATAACCTCTCCTTCATTAGGATGACCAAAAGGAGCTATCAAACTCCAAGATATTTCAGTTTTCCTACCAACGTATTCAGATCTTATATGAAGCGGATCACCTTGAGACGAAGGTTGTAATATAACTTCTTTACCAACACTCGCGTCGGCTGGCAAATTATCTATATTTATATCAGAAAAAGTAAACGTTGTTTCTAAGAAATTTGGAAATATTTCAATTCTATCTTGAATGAATTCAGATCTAACACCTATATCACTTACTGCGAAAACCCTAACGTCAAACACTCCATAATTACCCTGAAGAGGAACTTCTTTAAAAACAGTATCCCCTTCTTCATCCACGAGTTCGGAACCTCTACCAAGTTCATATTGAAAAGAATAATTATCGGACGTACCAACAACCTCGTATTCTGCATCGAGATCATTTATTTTAAATTCTACACCTAGAGCTGTTCTTGACATTATACGCTTAAATCTGTTAGAATTAAATCCTCAGGAGCTTCAGGTAGACTCATATTAGCCTGAGGAGGTATCGGCATTAAAGGTAATTGTATAGAGGCATCTTTATCAACCATATCAAATTTACTCTGGCTATACTCTATGCCCTGAACCTCGAATTGATTATTATCAAGCTCTTTAACCCCAAGAGTCCTAAATAATTGTGTTTGAAATATTCTCGAGGTTTTAATATTAATATCTTCAGTAAAAAATATTTCACCCTTATCTACTATTGAAGCAGAATCAATTGAATTAAATACTTCATGAGAATCGATCAACTCAATTGTATTAGCATCAACATAAATTGTATTCCATTGTTTATTTATTTGTGAATCTAAATCCTGCTCAGAAGAATTAAAATTTTTAATACTTATATTTCTATTTGCAAATAGATTAACGCCATGGTTATCAATCAACTTAATAATTATAGAATTTTTATTTTGCACAGATAGATCTTGAGATTTTTTTTCTATAGAAAAAATTTCACATTCATTATAGCCCGGATTCGAAGAACTATACGAGTTTCCCGACAATTCTTCAGGGATTTCACCTGGTGTATCAGTACTATTATCTCCTGAAGTCAATTTAAGTCCTATATATTTTTCACTCACATCTACAATATCAAATTCCTTATCGCCCAATTTATATGATTCACCAACTGAATAACCATCAACATTATCATACACATATAGCTTAACGGGATCAGGTTTATTTTGCTCGTAAATTACTGCAGCCCACATTGACTTATCTCTTAAATCTAAATACCACCAACCAACTCTTTTATTCGGGGAGTTAGAAATTTCAGATATATCATAATTAGTCCACGCCCATCCCACATTTGTCAACCAAAACCAAAAACCTTCCTCTCCAGTATTAGGCTGCCCTGTTAGTTGGCCTAAATATACCCAACCGAAACTAAAAGTATAAAACCAGTCGTCACCTACATCAATTAATGTTCCAAACAAACTAGATTCATACAATTTATTTTTTTCGGGATTACCGGGTTTATCCACAAAAATATTATTTAGTACACCTACGTTAGATGAGTCTTGTCCGCGAGAACCGCTAGTAGCAAATAAACCATTTAATGAAAATGGAGTACCGATTTCCAGTTGTTTAAACGCTAATAAAGTCACAGGGGAAATAGACTGACCTACACTTTCCACACAAACAAAATGCTCTCCACCTTCATTAAGAAAATAATCTTTACCGCTGTCAATTATATTAACTTCTGATCCATTTTCTTGCTCAGAAACTTTAAAGGTATTTCTTGTAGAATTTACTACAAAATAGGCATTTGCCCCTCTCTTATCTACATTTAAACCAGATGGCAATAAACCTAAAGATGAAAACCTAACTCGATCGCCATCTTTCAATCCATGCTTATAAATTTTTATAGTATTTGTCCCCAAATCTAAACCAAAACTCATCCTTAAATCTAAATCAGTTATTAAAGTTTTTTGTCCCTGAGGCCCTTTTTCGTCTAACTCTTCATCAACAAAAACTCGACCTTCAAATCTAAGTATCTGTGGAGAATAAATAGAATCTATGTCTACATCCTGATCTTCTTGACTTTTCTCTACTTTAGCTCTTTGGTTTATAGTTTCATATTTTTCATTATCCAAGCCTACGTTGATAACAATTTCAACATTTCTTATGCTAGGCAAATTAGTCAAATCCTTGTCTACTAAAATACTTAATTTATCTTTTTCCTGAATTTGCCCCTGACTATCAGTATATTTACTTTTAAAAAACAAATTCAAAATCCTTCCACTCGTAGAATCGCCAGATCTATTTTCGTCAGAAACTTCAAACAATGAACCAGGAAAAAGAAACGAACCCTCAGACCCTGTAACGAATTGAATTTTTTCAGACTCTAAATTAGATGAAGCTAATACCCATTTAGCTAACCTTCTAGCCATACTTCGAGAAGTTATACCCATACCCATAGTTTCCTTTTCTATATATCCATAAATTTGCATTGCAGCAGCGTCCTCTTCGTAAACTACATCTGGCTTATAATTCCTTTCTTTATTATTAAACCTGACCAAACTTGCAGTTACTTTTTTATTTTTCGCGAAACCAGAATAAGAAAACCCCTCTTTTTTCCTTACGTTTGAATTATTAAATAACATTATAGGAGTTTTTTTTGAATCTTGAACTACAGAAATCTTACCCGCAGTATATGTCACCATACCTCTAAATAATGAAGCTAATGAATTTAATGCGTTTATTGCCTCAGACTGCTCGGTTAGATACAAATTTGATTCAAACCTCGGCTCAACAATAGAGTGGTTAAGTTGGGTGGCGCATGCACCAATAGTTATATTTGCATCTGCGTTTTTGTATGAAGAACTGTTACTTGCGAAGGTCGGACCGGTCACTAAAACTAACATATCCCCATTTATTACTTGAGAACCAACTATAAATCTTTCCTCGATATCATATTCACCTTTTCTCGTAACAGAGTCTTTAGCTAAAGCGGACTGCACATTATTAGAAGGTAATATCTGATCGTCGGTATAATTATGTTTATGAATAAAAAATGCAATTTTCTTACCCTTAAACTGATTTCCATCTCCAAAGTCTTTAAGGAAATCTCCTTCAGTATAAGAAAAAGGTATAAAGTCTCCACTTTCATTACTAGATCTATCAGGGTGTCTAAACTGGTCTAATTTTATTTTAATATAAAAAGCTCCAGGAGGGTTTTTATATCTCCTTAACCCATTATCACGAGAATTTTGATCCAAAACATTTTCGGTAGTAAAAGCAAGCGGTAATCTATTTGTAGTTTCTACAGGGTAATTAGTTTCAACAAGTTCATCACAATACTTAGCTATTTTATACAACTGCCACTTATCAACCATCAAATCCTCAACTCCATATTTACCTAACCCATATCTATAATTAGTCAGTAAATCATAAAAGACCCAAGCGGGATTATTACTCCAAACTCGTTTTTCATCAGGTATAGAAAACACAGATTCTCCATCTCCTTGTCCTGCAAACAAACCGTTCCAAGGCCCATTATATGTTCTTGACTCCGGCTCATAATTGGAGGGGACAAGAATTTTTTTCATTTTTATATGATAAGACCTAACAGGAATATTATTAAAATTCTTACTATCAAATTTTATCTTAACAGCAGCCGTATGTGGATAAATAACCTTTTCTTCTATAGATTCCTGAATATAAGGAATTTTAATAGACTTTTGCCTCATTATACCGCCAACATGACCAAGAAAAGTAGAATTATTTCCATTAGGATTATCATAACTGACCGAACCAGAGCTATCTACGGATTGATCGAATTCCGAAGTAAGTTTTACAACTGAAAAATTTAATTGCTCAGAGTTATCAACGAAAAGAATACCGGGATCATACTTTACAGATATAGAAAATTCATAAAATGAAGTTGCTAAGCCTTGTATCATAAAAAAATAATTATCCCCCACTTGTATTTTTTGCAGCCCTTTTGTTATTTTCTTTCCATTAACTTCATCAGAATTAGGCGTACCTTCAAGATAATGAATATCATTTGGATTTATATCGCTGCTAGGATCAAGTATATTAATTCTTTTTCCGTTTTTAGTGTAAAAAATAACAAATCTAATAGAGTCACTTAACGTGTCCCCAGGATCTTTATTCATCTGCATCATTTGAACTGCAAATTGAACCGTTATTTTACTAACATTTCTATCGGTTATAGCGTGAGAGAAAATGAAAGCCTGTTTTTTTATCGCAGATTCAAAATTATTATATACAGACTTAGCAGTTCCACCTAAATAAGGTCCTGGCCCATACAACTGAGTTCCATATTGAATAGTGTAGGAAATATTACTAGATAATGCATCAGAGTCAGAGCTCAAACCTTTTTTTAATTTAGGCAGCTCGTCATCTTCATTTAAAACATAATTAAAACTCTCTATTTCTCCACTGGAAACAGTATTTTTAATCTGCACATTATTTAAATATATTCCTTCTCTAATATCAGTGGTGGTTAATAAGTTACCATTTTTATCCACAAGTCCAGCTATCGGACCCTCACACAGCAAATCTATATATTCTGTAGTTGAATAAGATTCTAAAACACTAGATTTAGATTTCGAGTTCCTTTTTAAATTAAATGTACTAACTTTCGCATCAATATTAGCAGAGCCTATCTTAAGCAATCCATAACCTAAAGGAACAGGAATTCCTTGGGCCTGACGATTTCTTTGTCCAGCAAGCAATAAAGATTTGGAAGATACTTTTGTGCCAGGTTTAGGAGGAGCAGGAGGCTTAAATAAAGCTTGAGTTATAAATGATATAGCAACAGCAATCGCTACATAAGTTGCAACAGTTAAAACTGTAGCAAGCACTCCAGCACCACCTACTGCAGAAGCCCAAAACATACCAATAACCGTACTACTAACCGCTCCACCCTTGGGTACCGGTAAAATATGAATCTCGTCACTTTTTATCTCCGAGTTCAGATTGTTTTTAGTAATTAAACTATCTATAGCATCATTTTCTGATTCAACTTTCAAAGGGTCTTTTAATAGAATTATGTACTTATTACCCTTAACGTGCTCTCTGATAGTATGTTCAAAAAAACCCGAAGAATTCGCCTCTATGGCAGACAACGCTTCTTGTATAGTCGAAACGTTCAACTCCCATGATGAGTTGAATTTCTTGCCTAATTCTCCATAAAGACGAACCTTTTTCATTACCTTAAACCTTAATTTAAATATTACACTTTAATTTCATAAAAACAAAAACAATCTGTTTTCAGACTATATATTAAAAATGAAATACCTAAACTCAATGAATTCTCTATATCCGAAGTGGAAGGTTTTTCGGAAATATTTAAGTGAGAATGAAATATACAGTAAATATTATCCATCACCAGATAAGCTGGGTTTATAACAAAAGTTTTCTTAGGGCTAGCACTTAAATTATCAAGCTTAATAAAATCACTAACCTCAAGAGTATTTTTGTCATATAAAAATAACCCACAAGACTCTTGATGATTATTTTCTATAGAAAATTGCTTGGCCTCTTCCAGTAATTTCTCTGGAATTTTATCTTTCAATAGGATACTGTTCTGTACCAGGAAAACCGCCGAATCTTAAACCTACATTATCTGTTTGATTATAATCAATTAAGCTAGGATCATCCTTAGAAAATCTTTTTTTGCAAGACTCTATACTTTTCGTACAGGCATCTTCTAGCCAATAATCTGCATTAAAAAATGGATGGAAATTTTTAGCCAACTCATGATCTTTAGCGCACACAAAAACTTTTGGCGCTGAAACGTAAGGGTTTTTAGATTTTTCGTTTACTATTTTAACCACATCATTCAATTTATAGCCCTTTAAATTTTCTGGATTACCATTTTTACCATATTTGCTCCATTCTGGAATATCAGATATGCCATTAGAATACAGTCCCGGATCTACGCGACCCTCACTATCCTTCGAGAAGTTTGAGGTCAATGATTTACTTGAGCCTGTTTCAATAGGTAAACCTTTGTAACCGCAACCTATTTTACATCTATAAGTCCAATTACAATATCTAGATAAAATAACTCTAGCCGGAACCATAGAATCTTCTATCTCAAGCACAGAAGTTAATTCAAACTCTATAACAGAATTTTGCTCTCCAACTTTTTTGTTGATATAGAAAATATCATCCAAGAAGCTAGCGCCTGGATCGCTCATTCCAAAAGGATTCTTTATTAGATCATTAATATTTCTATTTAAATAATTATTATTATCTAAAAACCCTGCATAAGTTCTTTTTCTTGTTACCTTGCACCCCAAGAAATCTTTGTTCATTTTAACTATTTTAGACAACAATCCCACTGGAGAAGCTATTCTTAATGTGGGCCTAGGCATTTTGCCGTCAGATTTATTTTCAAAGCCGGAAGCTTCTATGGGCAATGGCTGATACGCATTACCTTTCCAATAAATAGGGTTAGTTCCATTTTGCATTGAAGAAAATCTATATATAGGCTCAGAATTAGGAGAGGTATCCAATAAAGACTCAAATTCCTCAAAAATATATTGAAGATTACTAAAATCTATTTCAAACAATTCTACCACAACATCTGGCATAATAGATACCATTTGTCTATTTAAATTTATTTCAGAGGAACCCATTATATATTGATAGTAATTAAGCCTTGTAAATTTTCTACAGATCCGTTATTATATACGACATTAAATGAATTTGTGTAAAAATTAGCTGACCTTAAGGCTATTAACGAGTCCCCGTTTTGATTGATGATATTATTTTCATTTTGGTCTATTATATTTATAATAAATTCTTGAGATCTATACACTACATCTATATAACCTCTTTGTTTTGCGTCTAAAATTGACACCTTATTTTTCTTGAAAAACTCAACCCCAATAATATAATCTGCATAAGAAGATCCTCCCAGGAAGGAAGACGTTATAAGCCCATCATTTCTTTGCCTGAAATGATTTACTCTATTAGCTCCAACTTTTTCATCAGAAAATGTGCCATCGCCATTATCTACAAGAGTCTTGAAAGATATTCCACCCTCATCTCCATTTGTAAAAAATTTGCTCAGCTTAATATATTTTCCGTTGAGACCAAAAGGTAAATCAGGAGAAGAAGGTAACTGTATAATATAATCTTCGTTAGTTAAGTCATTCTGAATAATCAGGGGAACTTCATCTTCTTCTTGACCAAGGATTTCGAATAGTAATTTTTCGTGTTGATCTATTATAATTGAAGACAAAGTAATTGGGGAAACCCCTTTGTTTTCAAAAAATATCCTACGTCTATGATCTCTATTCCTACTACTAGCGTCATTTCCTATAGAAAACGTTACTGGAGAAGAGAAATTTAACTCTGGTGGGTCAACTGGAGAATCATTAAATCGATTATCTATTTTTTCTGAAGAGAAATTAAACGGAACCTGCTTAAATACAGCGGTTATAGTATGAGAATTCTTATAAACATAAGTATGATTCCATGATTCGCACACAAAATTTAATTTCCTATCATATGGAGCAGGCGGAGAGTATATAAAAGGAATAAACCCGAGATGATCTTCCAAGAAATGAAGTATAGCATAAGCTTCGGAATCATCTCTTGATTTAAAAGATAAATTTAGCTCCAAAAGACTTTCGTTAATTCCATCTTTGTAAAATTGAGAATAACCGTTTGTTGCAGATATTTCTGATAAATTAAATTTTTGATTAACATCTAAACCAATAGAAGGCTTCCATATAAATTCCCTTGACCACGTATTTGTGTTTATATCTCTAAATTTTAAAAGATCATCGTCATCTCTATATTCTTCCACCGGAGGAGTATTAGCTATCGGAAAGTTGGATATGTTATAATAATACTTATGATTACCTGTTGAGAAAACAACGTCATTATATTCATAGTATTCAGATTGATCATATTCATCAGCCCTTCTCACAAATAAGCCTTCTGATTTATTCAATATAGATGTATTAAAATTTCTCAAAGTCAAGGACAAATCATTACTATTCTCGAAATTCATTTTATGATCAATCCCTCCACATATAAATCTTGTCGTTTGAGCATTTAAAGAGTCATAGGGGTGAAAAGTTGAACCTCCATCCCACCTAAAACCTGATATTCCCTGAGAATATTTCAGGAAATCTGAAGGAGCATCCTTTTCTAATTGACCTTGATGATTCTCTATAAAATGAACGATAGCGTTAGCCTCTTTATTTGTTCGATTTTTAAAATTTAATTTAGCTTCAAAACCAAGAGCATTAATAGACTTAGGGCTTCTATGGGTATATCCGTTAGAATATTCAATCATATTGTTTTCTACCTTATATGAAGCTGTTGACCCATAATCTGCATCAAAGAAAAACACATCCGAAGCCCAGACATCTGGACTGTCAGAAGGAAATGAGTCAGTAATAGTTATATACAGTTCATTTGAAGACTTATGTTCGTAATTCCTAATGTAGGTAGAGTCATTTATACCTTGAATTAATATCCTAGCCCTATAATCTTCTGTACTTGTTGGAACCGAAACTTCAGGATCTTCTGGTAAATTTACCTCAGGAATCTTAGACTCACTTGTTTCGTATACTGCCCTGGGCTTATTATCAGATTGTAACGTGTTAGTTATTTTATACCATTTAGATTCGGAAAAATTATATACCCCTATAGATTCAGATTCGAGTTTAGATGTTTGCGAAGATGCCCCGGGATATCTTTGCCAAAAAGTCCACCCTAGATTTCCGAAATCAGACTTACCCTCAGATATCATAAATGCTAGACCCCTTCTCGCCAAACTATCATTAGTATAAAACCACGTTGGATTAGAATCGTCCAAAATATTAACCTGAGACAAGTAAAAACATATTTCTCTACTTGACCCATGCAATGTAGACAATTGAACTTTACCCAAACTTTCGTGATCAATTTGGATATCATCTATAGGTAAAGGAGTAGTTAAAGAGCTAGATGGATCACTATCGTATAAAAATCTACCAAAACCTTCTTTATCTAAACCTTCAGGGAATTGAGGGTGAGAAGATCCATTGCTTGATTGGTAATTCTGCCATTGAGAAGATACAGAATCAAAAGAGTCCACCCATCTTACAAAATTTCTCCCATACCAATAAAAGTTATTTTTAACAATATTATCAGAACCAGCGTCATCGCTATCAAAGAACCAAGAGTTAGTAAAGTAATTAAGTCCATTATTAATATCAGCTTCATTTCCGCCTAAAATCTGATTTAAACTTAAATCTGATTTAATTCTTACATCGTAATTAGTATCAATACCTTGAATGATATATTGACCATCAGAACCATTTTCC